GCCTTCGCCCACCAGGATGCCGGCGATTTCTTCGTCCACTTCCAGCTTGTCTACAAACAACTGACGCGCCGCCGCCTGCTCGGATTCGGTCTTGGCCTGCACTTGATCGGCGGTCATTACATTGAGCTGCCAACCGGTCAATCGACTGGCCAGGCGCACATTCTGACCGCCACGACCAATCGCCTTGGCCAGGTTTTCTTCGGCCACCGCGATATCCATCGAGTGCTTGTCTTCATCAACGATGATCGACTGCACTTCCGCCGGGGCCATTGCATTGATCACGAACTGGGCCGGATTGTCGCTCCACAACACGATATCCACGCGCTCGCCGTTGAGCTCATTGGTGACCGCCTGCACACGCGAACCGCGCATCCCGATGCAGGCACCAATCGGGTCGGTACGGTTGTCATGCGCCAGCACGGCGATTTTGGCGCGGTCACCCGGGTCACGCGAGCACGCCATGATCGATACCAAGCCCTGGCCGACTTCCGGCACTTCCAGCTTGAACAACTCCATCATGAATTCCGGCGCGGCGCGGCTGATGAACAACTGCGGGCCACGCGGCTCGCTGCGCACGTCGAACAAATAACCACGCACGCGGTCACCGGTACGCAACACGTCGCGCGGAATGCCCTTGTCCTTGGCGATGATGGCCTCGGCGTTGCCGCCCAGATCGACATAGATGTTGCCGCGTTCCACACGTTTGACGACACCGGTGATCAATTCGCCCACGCGGTCTTTCCACGCATCCACCACTTGCTGGCGCTCGGCTTCGCGTACGCGCTGCACGATGACCTGCTTGGCGGCTTGCGCAGCAATACGGCCGAAGTCGGGATTTTCGATTTGTTCTTCGATGTAATCGCCCACTTCCACTTCATCGCTTTCGTCCAGCGCATCCATCAGGCGCACCTGACGATCCGGCGATTCCATCACCACATCATCGGCCACCACTTCCCAGCGACGGAAGGTTTCGTAACTACCATCCTTGGCGTCGATCTGCACGCGCACCAGCACGTCCTGGTCGATGTAGCGCTTCTTCGCCGCTGATGCCAACGCAGCTTCGATCGCTTCCAGGATGACCGATTCCGGCACGCCTTTCTCGGCAGCCACCGCATCGACGACCAGCAACAATTCCTTGCTCATGCCCGCTTACTCCGCATCAGACGACCCTGCGGTCGCCGTCTTGTTGGTTGAATTCCTGGTTGCGGCAGGCTTTCGGCCTGCCGGCTTCTTTTGTTTGCCAGGTCGCGCGTCGCGTCCGGATTTGTCTTGCGCGGGTGCCATGCCCAGTGCCACCCAATTGGGCGCCAGCTTGGCCTTATCGACATTGGCAGCGTCCACCGCAAACTCCGTGCCATCCACGTTAAACGTGATCCGGTTGCCGTCCACGCGCACAATAGCGCCCTGAAAACGGCGGCGGCCATCCTGTGGCAGCTTCAATGTCACCTTCGCAGACTCGCCGACGAAGCGCGCGAACTGTGCCGCCCCGAACAGCGGGCGATCAATCCCCGGCGAAGACACTTCCAGGGTGTAGTTCGCGCTGATGGGATCGGCCACATCCAGTTGTGCGGAAATTTCACGGCTCACCGCCTCGCAGTCCTCGATACCGACGTTGCGCGTATCCGCCTGTGCTGGGGGCACATCGATATACAAGCGCAACAACGCACTGCCCGCGGCCGGCAAATATTCAATGCCCAGCAACTCCAAGCCCATCGATGCAATGGTTGGAGCCAGCAATGCGGCAATTTCGTCAGCCTTGTCTGTCACGGTGCGCCTATCGCAAAAACGGTTGTGAAATTTCCGGTATCTGAAAACGAAAAAGGACCCGTTGGGCCCTTTTCCGATGACACTGGATTGCGAAAGCCTGGAGATACTTTCGCGAGCCCGAGCCCGATGCCGTTGAATCGACACTGAAACTTGGTAGCGGGGGCGGGCTACGTGCGTTCTCTGACAGCCGCACCGTTCAACATCGCCCTACGCTAGAGCCGCGCAGTCTAGGCCAGACTCACAAGACTTTCAACAAGTATCAGCCCAAGCATTCATCGTTGCCTGGGCGGAGATCGGCCGCGCCCGCTCCAGACGCCGGCCATCCGCAGGAAGCCAGTCCGCCCTCAAATCCCAAGCCCAACTGCATTCAAGCAGGTATTGGCGATGCCAGTCCGCACCTATGAAGCCCCACATTTTTCGACCTTCGGCAAAAGGTGATTTTGGTAACCTGAAATTTTTTTCTTCGTAAAATCATTAATAATCAATTAGATACAAGACATAGTTAAAGGTAATTAAATGGTGATTTGATGGTAACCAGATCACCTTTCAATTTTATTAAAAATCACCGTCGATAACCATGAAATCACCGTGCAATCACCCTCTGTGGTGATGCCTGAAACGTAGCTGTGACAAGGCCTGTAGCGATTCAGCCAGATACCGGTTACCAAGATCACCTTTTCCCGGCACCCTATGAAAAATAATTGCGCGGCAGCACTTCTGGCGCTCCCCTCAGATGTCGATATCACCCTGAATCCTGCGGGCATTTGCGGGCAGCCCGTCGAACCCGCGCCGATCCTCGCAAAGCCTGCTGCGCTGCGGCCTGCCGTACCCGGCGGGCCACTGTCTTGGCTGGGCGAAATGCCCCCTATGAAGTGGGCGGGCGTGGAGTGGGGACAAGCGCGCGCGCCTTTGCAAAGCCAGTATGGTCTTCGGCCCAGCCGGTTGTACGGGCAGTGATGGTGGTGGCCACCAGGCGACAGGCACAAAAAAGGCCGCGCTGGGCGGCCTTCATGACAGCGCTGCGGTTTGGCGCTATGGGCTAGTGGTATTGGCTGGCGGGGCGAACCGCACCACCTCTACGCCAAGCCAGTCGTTCAGTTCGCGCAGGCGAGCCTGGAGGGGCTCGATCTCGTGACGGAAGAACACCGCCGCCGCCTGCTCGATGGAGCCGAACCCTCCCGCATTCTTCGGCACGATGCCCAGCAGCGGCGGCGGTACCCGGTGCGCAGCCAGCACGTCATCGCGGCTGGCGTCCTTGATGCCGAGGAACTCATCCTTGGCCGCCACCTCGCTGATCGGGATCATCTGCACACCGTCCTTCTTGCCGTTGGGCGAATACAGGAACAGGTTGCGGAAATTGCCCGGGCCCTTGGCACCCTTCAGCGCAGCCCGGATGGCATCGATATCGTCGTTGTTCTGCGCGGCATCACTGATGTAGAGGATGTACCCGGCGTGGCTGCCATTGAGGTAGTAGCGGCGGCGGAACAATGTGCTGGCCTCGTTCAGCAGGGCCGACTGTATCGCACCCAGGTATTCCGGCAAGCCGTAGATCTCTTGGTTGATGTCCGGCTCGATGATGTGCCACAGCGCGCCGCGCGTGAACTCTTCTTCTGTGCGCAGGCCATTGACCCACCAGTATTGGCCGTCTTTCAGCCCACGCCGCACATATCGGCTCAGCGCATGCCGCAGCTGCATGGGCTTGCCGCCTACGCTGTCGATGCGTTCCAGGTAGCCGTTGCCGAAGATCAGGTAATCCAGCACCAGCTTGGCGAACTCGCTGCGGCCCAACAGCTTGTGCGGGATGAAGCTGCCGGCCAGCAGGTTGCGTTTCACGTAAATGCAGCTGCTGTGGTGCGGGCTGCTGCGGAAGGTTTTTGCCAGCCCGTCGAAACTCACCGGCGTGTCGTACCAGCGCCCGTTGTCCAGGCACTGGATGTAGTCCAGCAGCTCACGGCGATCCAGCACGGGCGTAGGATCGCCGAAGGTGAATGCCTCGATGCCGGGTGCGGTCTTGGTTGCGGTGTCGGAAGTGTCGTGCATCAGATGATCTCCAGAATGGAGGAGCCGGCGGTGGTGCGGCCTTCCATGGGTTCGTGTTGCAGGGCATGCAGCAGCGCCCACGCCAGATCGGCGTGGCCGGTGTCGTCATTGCGCCCCGATTTGAAAGTTGCGTGCCGGCCGCTGTCGGTCATGGTCTTGCGGATGCTGATCAGCGCGTGGGCCAGATCGCTCCACCCTGCATCGAACTCCAGCCGGCCATTGCTCACCACATCCTTGGCCTTCAGCACCATCCGGGTTTTCACGTCCAGGCTGTAGGAAATCGCCTCAACGGCAGGGAAGAATTGCCTGACCAGCTGATACACCCCAGCCCCCACGCTGCCGGTATCGATGCCGATGTATGCCACGTGGTAGCGGCTGCACAGCTGCCGCACGTAATCAGCTTGATCGGCGAAGTCCATCCCACGCCACTGCTTCTTTTCCAGCACCCGGAACTTGCCGCCGGCCGCCGCAGGCGGGGCCACCACCACCAGCCCGGCGGTGTCGCCGGTTTCAGCGGGGTCATAGCCAATCCACACCTCGCGATGCCCGAACGGCCGGTCGGCAAATGGCTTGAAATCGTCCCAGGCCTCCCAGCTGTCAACGAAGCAGCGCGCCTGAATTTCTGCTAGCGGGAACACCGATTGGGTATCGTCGATTAACTGGCACATCAGCAGGTTGGCCCATTCGTCATCGCTGTATTCCAGCCGCAGCTGGTGCAGGTCGAACAGGTCGCAGCCCTCGCGCACGGCGTCTTCCACCGTCACGATGTGCCGCCACTGCCCATCGTCGCAGGCCAGCCCCTCAACCAGTGCGCCGTGGCTGGTGTCAATCTGCACCCGGTTTTCCTTTTTGCGGCCCTTGTTGTACAGGTCGCCATTCCAGAACGGGTGCGCATCATGGGTGATGCTGCTGGGTGTGCTGAAGTAGGTCTGCCGCCACTTCTTGTGAATCGCCATGCCGCTGGCCACCTTGCGCAGCTCCTGGAACTTGTGCACCCAGAAATACTCATCGAAGTACAGATTGCCGTGGTAGCTCTGCGCGGTTCGTGCATTGGTGCCAAGGAAATACAGCGTGGCCTCGTTGGGCAGCACGATGGGGTCGCCCTTCAGCTCCACCTCCGCTTCGCGCGCAAACGCAGTGATGTACTGCTTGAACACATGCGCCTGCGCCTTGGATGCACTCAGGAAAATCTGGTTGCGCCCCGTGGACAATGCGTCGATCAATGCCTCGCGGGCAAAGTAGAACGTCGCGCCAATCTGGCGTGACTTGAGGATATTTCGAATGCGTGCGTGCTGGCCGGCCTCCCACCAGCACCGCTGATAGCCGAACATCTGGTCGAAGAACACCTCGTTCAGCCGGGTGATGGCCTCATCGCTGAACGCGTTGCGCACCGGCTTCTTGCGCGGCCCCGCATTGCGGTTGGCGATTTTCTGGTTCAAGTCGCCTTCGTGGCCACCGGGCTGGTCATACCGGCGTACCCGCGCCAGCCGCTCGATCTGCCGCCCCAGCAGATCCACCTCCTTGTAGTCGCCACCGGTCTTGTCATCCTTCAGGATCAGGCGCATCAACCGCGCTTCCAGGCTGGCTTCCACCCGCGTGATGGCGGGCGCATCATCCCAGCCGTCGCGTGCTTTCCAACTGTCGATCGTGCTGCGCGGCAACCCCAGATAGTTGGCGATATCCACCAGCCGCCAGCCCATCCAGTACAGGAACTTGGCTTGGCGGCGGTCATCTGTTTGCGGGGGCGCGGCGATCTGCATCGCGCCAGTCTGTTGGGCTGGCGCGTAATCACTGAGCGTCGGCGTCTGTAAGGCCTGCCCTTACACCCACGCAGCGTTGCCCGCGTGCGGGCAAGACCCCGAGCATCCACGGTGTCGAACCCCCGCACCGCACCGGTGCAACCAGCAAGGTGACCCTATGGCCAAGCCGGCCCAGAAATCCAAATTCTTCCGCGTGGCCACCGAAGGTGCCACCACCGATGGCCGTGCCATCCAGCGTGAACACCTGCAGCAGATGGCGAAGAACTACGACCCCGCCAAATACGGCGCGCGCATTTTCATCGAACACATCCGCGGCCTCAACCCGGAGTGGGGCTTCCGCTGCATGGGCGATGTCACCGCAGTGCGCACCGGCGAAACCACTATCGACGGCAAAACCCTGACCACGTTGGAAGCACAGATCGCGCCCACCGACGAATTCGTGGCCCTCACCCGCGCCGGCCAGAAAATCTACAGCTCCATCGAAATCGCCCCCAACTTCGCCGGCAGCGGCGAAGCCTACCTGTTCGGACTTGGCGTCACCGACTCGCCAGCCAGCCTGGGCACCGACGTGCTGGCGTTCGCCGCCCAACACCCGCAGGCAAGCCCGCTGGCCGTCCGCAAGCAAGCGCCGGAGAACCTGTTCAGCGAGGCAGTGGAGGTGCAGATCGAGCTGGAAGAACCCAGCACACCCGGTCTGCTGGAGCGCATCACCAGCATGTTCAAGGCCCAGCGCACAAGCGATGCCGCCGCCTTCGCCGATGTGCATGCCGCCGTGGAGGAAGTGGCCACCGCCACCGCCGATGCCCAGCGCAGCGCCGCCCATGTGGCGGACGATCTGGCCGCGCTGCAGCAAGCCTTTACCGTGCACAGCACCGCCACCGCTGCCGCGCTGGCCGCCTTTACCGCCCGCCTGGATGCCACCCCGGCCCCCGGCAATGCCCCCACCCGCAGCCCGGCTACCGGCACCCCTGCAGCAATTTTGACCGACTGCTGACCGCCACCCGGCTTCGCTTCACGCCCCCACTTTCCGGAGACCGCGCAATGCGCAACGACACCCGCAAGCTGTACACCCTCATGCTGGCCCAGATCGCCCAGCTCAACGGCGTGGAAGACGCCACCCAGAAGTTCACAGTTGAACCCAGCGTCCAGCAGACGCTGGAAACCAAGATTCAGGAATCCAGCGACTTCCTGACCCGCATCAACATCACCACCGTGCGCGAGCAGTCCGGCAGCAAGCTGGGCCTTGGCATCGGCAGCCCGGTGGCCAGCACCACCGATACCAGCCTGGCCGACCGCGCCACCCGGGACCCGACCACGCTGGATGAGGCGGGCTATCTGTGCACCCAGACCAACTTCGACACCCACCTGACCTACGCCAAGTTGGACGCCTGGGCCAAGTTCCCGGATTTCC